TGACAGCGATAATACTGTTTGATAACTTTGTGAATGAATCAGATAACTGAGCCATTCCACTAAGTGTAGCACCTATGGCAAAGATAGTACCTGCAGACTTAGCAAGTGTCATGAATGATGTCGATGCTTGTTGAGCAGACATCTTTACATCATCAACACCTGTCTTTAATTTCTTTAAGTCTTGTTGTGCAGCACTAGAGTCAGAAATGGTCCTAAGTATAAGAGGCATTTCTTTCTCCAAAATTTTGCCCAAGGCTATTAACCCTGGGCAAGACCACATTAGAGTGGCTCGACAATGGCACCCTGAGGTGTGCCGTACTTTAATGCTGTTGTTTCAATGAAGAATGCAGGTGCTTGTTGAGATGAACCTTGATTAAGATAATCTATATAAGGAACTGGATTAATTACATTGAAACCATCTTTTGTGGGTTGAATCTCCCATGAATCACGTGCATGTCCTGTATCAACAGGAGTATTATGCTTTAAATCTTCTTCAAGTGTAGTAACAGTAGCTTGAGCATCTTTGAGAACTATTGACTTTAATTCTTTATGAAGTTCAGCGAAAGTCTCTTCGATGCCTGTAAAGAACATACCTATGCTCATAGAAACTCCAATTTATCACCACCAGTAGCGCCCCTAAGAAAACCACCTAATGATGATCTCTGCAAAGCTTCACCAATATCTTTAGGTTCAAAGATTGCCTTTAATGATGGAAATTTATCACTTGGTTTTACATCTTCACCAGCTGCTCGTAGCAGATATGAGGTACGTAAGTCTTCTCTCCAGCCATATGGCCGTCTATTGAAGTAATCTTGCCAACCAAGTAATTCATCATAAGGCATTTCTTTAAGTAGTTTGTACAAAGGCATGCCCAAGAGAAAGCTGATCTCAAATAAGTCCAGCTCTTCCTTGGACAGTTCTATTTTCCCGCTTCTCCTGAGAAACCAGAATACTTCATGATAGCTGTGGAAAGTGTAGACAAATCATCCATAGGATAAGTAGCCCATTCATCATCAGTCATATCTGCAGCTCCTTCAGCTGATAATCCTATGACTTTCTTCATAAGAGTAAGACCAGCCTGAGGATCCTTAGCCTTTTCAGGATCAGCAATATCTGCTTGAATATCAAGAACTTCTTGAACACTAAGTTTATGAACAATAACCTCTTCGCCCATAAACTTGATCTTCTTCGACTCACGTCGACCTATCAACTTCTTGAAAGGATTTGTAGCATCAGCCATGTTATCAACCTGTAATATTGAGGACATTATTCGCCCTTGAATTCATCTTGATTAAGTTCTTGAAAGTCATCTAGTTGCTTCCGCATTTTGTGCAGACATGCTAATGTCTTAAAGACTTCTTGTGAACGTTCCTGATTCTCACTGAACTCACCAATGCGTTCAAATGTCTTCCGAATACTGATATCAATACTCTTCCGCATATGTTTCGCAGTAGTTCTCAGCACATACCCAATACTAAAGGGCTTGAGTTGTACATCTGTATCCATGATATTCCTGATTATAGAGATTTAGAGGCGCATGGCTGTCGTTTAAGGATACCGTTCCAGGACCCCCTCTATAACTCACTTAGATTGTGTAGGCACCATAGACTTGGGACTGCACTGTAATGGTAATAGTACCAACATTGGAATCTGTCAGATTAGGCTTAACCAGCAGCGCTTCAATCTTACCAACCCAGTAGTACTGACTATTTTGAACTGTACCAAGACCGCCAGCTGTAGATGCATACTTTGTAGCACCTGTACCGGTAGACTGAGAATTCATCAGAGTAAAGCGGAAGACATATTGATTACCATCGCCAACGGCATTGCCAAGTAAAACGCCGGCATCTTTAGACCAATCAGAAGCAACGAAATTCATGGTAATTTCCATCGTCGGTGCGTTGGATTGACCTTGAATCTGCTGAGACGTAGACTGACCGTATGTCGGAACATTAACAACGTTCGGAGGTGTACCCATCGCAGGGAAATCTCGAACATTGACAATACGAACAAAAGTATTAGCGGCCTTTGTGCCACCAACGCTAGCGATTTCTGTAGCAAACAATGCTTGAAACTCGCCAGCCGTGTCTAAGGTAGCAAAGGCAGGCGGAGAACTGGGCATTGCGACTGCTAAGTCAGAGTACATGCCAGCGCCAATTGCTGAAATATGCGACATATTATTGAGCTCCGAAATGAAGGAAAGGAAGTGAGAACGTGCTCTTGACTAAACTAGGATTATCTTTATCTGCCCCGTTATCCACTAAAGAACTGTATAACATCTGAGTTATCGTCTTAGCGTTATCTGTAACAGATCGTTTAGATAAATGTTTATCAAGCTTATCAGCAATAGTGGTGGCCCGCGAAGGGCCATCACCAGCTGGCGAGAATATTTCTGCGATGATCAATCCCGAGATTGAATTTTCATTCAAGCTATTTCCATTAGGCAATATTGATAGCCTAACAAACTCTGCAAGTCCATCATTTGCGGTTGTGTTTCTAGGATAAACTTTAATATTCTCGGCCTCCCAATCAACGGAGCCAAATATTGAGAATATATTACGCTGCAGTGTTGCAAATTTATCCATTCGCTACCTCCCGGTAGAGATCTATAGAAGACACATAACCGTTATCATCCAGAGTTGGTCCTATCTTCCAGGTGTTTCCTTTTAAGATAACTGTGTCATAAGCTTTTACATCAAGTTGGCCAGAAATAAAATTAATTCGTGTCCATATAACAGTAGCACTATCAGATGTCTTTTTAGAATTTGTAACAATAACCTTTATATTAGCAGAGGTCATTGTTGGTGTATCAAATTCACCGGTGGAAAAATCAAAGTCACCTTTTTCAGTCTTGATAAATTCTGCAATAGGAGCTAAATTGCCAACTATTTTAAAAGCTTGCTTTACATTAGTTTTAATGAGACGGTCGAAGTCCATCTAGTTTGCCCTCCACCAAGAATTATTCCCCTGATTCTCTAACAGAGGTCTAATAATTCGCTTGATAGTTGATGGCAAACGGCTTGGTCCAATGATCGTATTCAGCCCTATACCGCTGACATTGAGATTACGAACTGAACCAGAATCTGTAAGGACGTCTTGATTAAGATATAAATGTAAAGCTAACTCGAACGTGGCCTTTTGAACACGTTCAGGAACAGCACCATCTGGAAGAAGTACATCACAGCCCAAGGCTGGATCGAAGTATGAACCAATACGAGGAAATGCCAAAGATTGACTGTCACTTATGACTGAACCTACCCAAGATAAATCGTCTAATATACCTGTTGCTGTAATTAACGCGCGTTCTTTATCAGCCGTTATAGCAGCAGCCCATTCAGTAGCAGCAAGACGATTTGCTAGATAGGCGTCGGCCTCAGTGACATCTACATAAGAGTTAGTCCCTTTTGCCAGCGCCATAAGTGACTCCTGATTAAGAGTGGAAAATAGGCAGAATGCCCAGGGAGAGAGCAGAAGTAGACTTACGAGCCCACGTACCAACAGTCGACGCTAATGTACCGCTAGCGACAGTACTAAGCGCCTTCGGAGTACCACCTTCAACAGCATAGCCATATTCAGCATTAGACGGGAACTTATCAGTAGAACCAACCCAGTCATAGCCCGCCGGAGCAAGCACATAACCCCAACGGTGCCAGATTTCAGTCGTACCACCGCCCTTGTAGGCAGCAGCATTACGATAGATTTCGACAGGATCAGGAACAGTAAGAGCTTCCATAGCGATCGAACCAGGAAGCACAACAAAGGAAGTTTGTGTACCGACGATATCAACACCAGCACCAGTGTTCAGCTTGGTCAGATCAGCAGACGCAATACCTTGAGCAGCACGCGTTTGGATCAGGCGGAACTTACCACCGAAGATTGTGTTAAATGTGACATTAGCTTCAGTAACTGTCGTTTGGTCCACCAGATTGGCTGAACGTAACGAAGCCATTGTCTGCGGCGAAGTAACCAGATATGCATATTCCGGCTCATAATCCTTCCATGCCATACCGATAGCTTGCAGGAAGCCTTCAGCACGAGCAGCACCTTGGACAGTAGCTGTAGCATCAACAATATTCTTAGCCGAACCAAGGTCGACATAGAAACCATACTTCTTATCGGTAGGATCATTTGTAAAGGTTTGACCACCCAGACCAGTAGCACCCGAACCAGCAGCGCAACCATTAAGGGCTTCAGACATGGCGACACCCTTCAGAACAGCAAGGATAGCGTCATGCTCGTCTTGAGCTTGGATTTCACCAAAATCACGACCAATCTTAGCCAGACCGTCAACCTGCGTAACAACTTGTTGCAGATTAACCTTCTTAGCACCGAATGTACGGACAGACTTGATGTACTTCAGGAAGTCAGAAGTATAGGTAGTGGTCGAACCGTCGGTTGAATCACTGATAGATGCAACATTGATTGTTGCACCAATCGGCTTAAACCAGCGAACTTGACCCATGTACGTTTCCGTACTGGTATCAATATTAGGGTTACTACCAACAAGAGCTGTACCAACCAGCTTCTTAGCATTGGTATAAGCTTCATCAGTATATGCACCAATCGCTTCTTGAAGAACAAAGTTGGTTGCACCCGTAATATTAGTGACAGCAGTCATAAATTCCTCATATTACTTCTTTCGCT